TTGTCACCGCCTTCCATCCCACACTTCAGTGTGAGCTGGTACAAAGCAGGTGGTATCATGACACAACCGACCATCTTCGGAGGTCAGGGACAGACGCTTTTTGCAGGTGGCGAAGCAGGCGATGAAGCAATCCTTCCGCTTGCGCCATTCTACACAGCACTGTCTGCGATGCTTGACAACAAATTCGAGCAGCTTCAGCAGTCATACAGAATCGTGGTGACTGTGGTCAATGAGATGGATGGCGAAGTGATTGCAGAGAAGACCACAGAGCTTGTGGCAGACAAAATCGTGGAAGAGTACGACAGAAGGAGGTAGCCATGAAGGTCAATGACATAGACATCAGAAAGTTCAATGCGAAGCAGCTGACTGTGGACATGCAGGCTGCTTCCTTCAAAAACAATACAGAGTGGGCAGAAGGTGCGGTCACACCGCACCAGTATGACACAGAAGTGCAGTATGGAACGCTGAAGCTGGAAATCCTTTTCAGGGGAAGTGGACGAAGTGCAATCATCAGGGCGGTGTCTGAATTCCTGTCCCTGATGACGCACCGTGTGAATCTTCAGCTGGATGGCTACAAGGGCATCTATGCCGGAGACATCACATCAAACAGCCTGAAGAAGACGAAGCAGAGCAACAGATACATCCTGACGCTTCAATTCAATGGCTATCTGATGGACAAGCAGGTGGTGAATACATACAAGTCAGCAGTGCAGGCGAAATTCACTGCGCTGGGGACAAGGAAGACACCTTGCATCGTGGAGGTGCTGCCGCAGACAGACCTTCAGGAATACACCATCACAGGATTCGGAGAGGATGACATCGTGCTGACGAACTTGGAAAAGGGCAAGGCAGTCATCATCAACGGAGAAAAAGGAACAGTCACACAGGATGGCGCAAACAAATTCGCAGACTGTGACATCTGGGAATTTCCGAAGCTGGTGAACGGTCAGGAATACACCATCACATTCAGCAGCGACAAGTGCGACATCACAATCAGATACAGCCCGATGTGGCTATAAGGAGGGAAGCGGATGCAGGTATATTCACAAGACCGAATCAGACTGTGCCTGCTTCAGCACTACACGAAGCTGTCAGTGACGAAGACACTGTCTGATGGAGACAAGAAGCTGTCCTTCCAGTGTCCGAAGAATGAGCCTGCGGTGCAGCATCTGAAGAATGAAGTGTACATCATCACGAAGGACGATGAATTTGTCCTGAAGGAAGTAGGGACATCGAAGCAGTACATGAAGTACACCGCACAGCTGAATCTGGAAGAGCTTCAAGGAAAGCAGTGGGCATCCTTCGAGACGGTGGAGAAGACCATCAGGGAATGTCTGGCAGTGGCACTTCAGGGAACAGGCTGGACAGTGGGCGCATGTGACATTACAAAGAAGAGAACTATCAGGAAAGACAATGTCTGCACGGTGCTGAATATCATCGAGCAGATTATAAGCACATACAAGGTGGAAGTGGAGTATCACACGAAGACAAAGGTCATCGACATCTATGAACAGATAGGAGAAGACAAGGGTGTGTACTTCATGGAAGCGGTGAACTTGCGGCAGCCGCCTTCCTACACCATGAAGACCACTGAATTCTACACACAGCTGAAGCCAGTGGGAAAGAACGGAATCACAATCAATGTCGATGGCAAGGACTATGTGGAAGACTATTCATACAGCAGCAAGCCATTGATGAAGGTCTGGAAGGATGAAAGATACACGCAGCCTGCATCGCTGGAAGAGGATGCAAGGCTGAAACTGGCAGAGATATGCAGACCAGTGGTGTCCTATGAAGCGGATGTGATTGACCTTGCAAAAGCATCAGAGGAATACAGCGACATTCTGGCATACAGTCTGGGCGACACGGTGACGCTTGTGTCGAAGACAAGGAACATCAGAGAGAAGATGCGCATTGTAAAAATCACAGAATATCCTGATGCACCGGAAGACAACACCTGCCAGCTGTCCACAGCGAAGAAGACCTTCACGGATGTCCAGAAGGAGACGAAGGACGAAGCTGTGGCTGAAGCGACTGCGACAGCAGCGGCGAACACCACAGAGACCGTGGACAAGGAATCGGACATCACCAGCGAAGAGATACAGCTGCAAATGGAAGGCATGAAGACAGAAATCCTGAAGGATGTGTCTGATACCTACTTGCAGACGAATGCAGCAGAACAGGTGGCAGCGGATGCAGCTAAAGCTGCGGCAGATGAAACAAAGAAATATACTGATAAGCAGCTGGAAAGCTATGCTACAACGCAGAAGATGACAGAGGAAATCACAGCAGCGAAGAAGGCTGTGATGCAGGATGTCAGTCAGACCTATGCAAAGAAGGAGACACTGACAGCAACACAGGAGCAGCTGAATCAGGAGATGTCACAGCTTCAGCTGGAAGTCGCAGAACAGCTGCAAAGTCAGGATGAAGAGGTGGCGGCAGCACTTCAGGAAGTAGAAGCCACGAAGAACGACATCACCGCAACAGATGGAAGCGTCTGGCGCATGGGCATTGATACAGAAAAAGGCTGCCTATTCTTTGAGAGATTGGAGGAATAAGACATGGACATGCGCATGGTAACTGACATACAGATAGACCTGTATGGAGAAGAGCAGCTGTATCTGGTATCTGCGAAGCAGGGAGACCGACAGACCAGATTCATCAGAGTGCAGCTGATGAACAACGGAAACGAATTCGAGATACCGGAAGATGCCACACTGATTGCGAACATCCAGAAGCCGGATGGACACTTCTGCTATAACGAATGCGAAAACCGAGAGAATCGTGTCATGGTGGAGCTGACGAATCAGGCACTGGCAGCAGCAGGCACAGCGCACTGTGACATCGAGATGCGAAGCGCAACAGGTGAGATGATTCTGTCTTCAGCGTCATTCACCATCGAAATCGAGCGGAGCATGAGAGATGAAGATGCCATCCTGTCCTGCAACGAGATGACGGTGTTAGACAACAGGGTGCAGCACTACATCGACAGGATGATGGCGACCAGACAGCAGGTGCTGGACACGGAAGCAGCATTCGAGGTGGCAGAATCGGCAAGAGCGCAGGCTGAAGCAGAAAGAAGGCTTCTGGAAGATTCCAGAAGACAGGCTGAAGAGCAGCGCAGTGCAAATGAAGTCACAAGGCAGCAGCAGCTGACAAGGATGCAGGAAGCAACACAGAAGGCATCAGGAGCAGCCACAGCAGCGAATGCAGCAGCTGACAAGGCTGAAGAGTTATACAAGACGGAAGAAGAGCTGCAAGCCACACTGGATGCACAGCAGAAGCTGTACGAGCAGATGCTGGACATGAAGGGCGGCATAGCAAATATAGTGAGCGGTGGCAGTCCGTACAGTGTGGACATGATGTACTGTGACGGTGGCACACCATACACCACGGAGGAATGCAGCGTGGATTGCGGCAATCCATAAGGGAAGGAGGAAGCAGACATGGCAACATGGACAATCACACCGAAGAAGGGAACGACAACGCAGTGGCGGGATTCACACAGGATTCTGGAAGTGAATGAGTGGGGTGTCGAAGAGACCGTGGGCGGCACTTATATCCTGCGAATCGGTGACGGTCAGCATGAATTCCTTGACCTGCCTGTGGTGGTGGATGTGGGACACATCGAAGAACTGACACAGACAGTCGAGAACTTCACAGCAAACATGCAGCAGGCGACATCAGCTGCGAACACAGCAGCGCAGCAGGCGAATGCAGCAACAACAGCAGCGCAGGCAGCAGCTGCGGCTTGCCAGAACATTGAAGCGGGTATCAATAGCATGTCCGATTCGGTCACTGGCAAGACATACACAATCGGCATTGAAGCCGGAAAAGTATTTTTGCAGGAGGTAGAGAGCTAAATGAGCGAAAGAATTTTTGTAGCAGACAAAGAGACACTTGACGCTGTGAAGGCTGACACCACTGGCATCCTGAAAGCACTTCAGGATGAAGACGGTGTCTTCCGCAACATCAAGCGATATGGTGTCAAAATCAACAGAGCAGACAGCAACGCAGACACCAGAGTGACCTATCTGTATGATGCAGTCGGAATGAATCCGGCGAAGATGAACTTCACAGAAGGTGTCTTCGACTTCGGAGACTGGGCAAGTATCTTCTTCGTGAAGAACAACAAGCCTGTGATGTTGAATGCAGATGGCACTGTGGCATACGAACTGAATCCGAATGATTACAGCTTGAAGGCAGATGGAACAGCTTCGGACATCACGGACGAATCCACCACATTAAATGCGATGTCTGAATTCCCACTGATGTACTTGTGCCAGTACGAAGTCGGCAATTATGAGTATATCATCGTCAGCGACACGCAGGTGGATTCCAGCTATCACGATGACGCATACATCAGAGCCGATGGCAGCAGGGCAGACAAGATGTACATGCCTATCTATGGCGGCAGCTACGATGGAGCAAAGCTGCGCAGTTTGTCTGGCAAGACCTTGATGCACAGCACCACAGCACAGACGGAGCTGACCAGAGCGCAGGCAAATGGAAGCATCTGGACAATTATTCCGTGGTGTAGAAGAAATCTTGTCAACAGTCTTTTGAGCATCATCAGCAAGTCTGAAGACTGTCAGGGCAAATTCGGAAGAGGTGTCTGTGACACTTATGTGGAAGATGCGGCACAGGACTATGGCAAGGTAGTGACCGGAACGCTGGATGATAAGGGACAATTCTTCGGATATAGTGACGGTACACACGAGGTAAAAGTCTTCCACATGGAAAAATTCTGGGGTAACAGATGGGACAGACTTGCTGGATATATCTGCGACCACGGACGCATCAAAGTGAAGATGAAACCACCATACAACTTCACAGGGGAAGACTTCGTTGACACCGGACTGGACGCATGTCTGACTGGCGGCTATCAGAAGGAAACCTATATGACCAGATGGGGCAGATTCCCGAAGACAGTGGGTGCATCCAGTTCGACTTATGTGTGCGCATATTACTGGATAAATGCTGAAATTGTCGCAATCGCCCTTGTCGGCGGTAGCACGTGGAGCGGTGCGAACTGTGACGCTTGCTGTGTCTACCTGAACCGTACCGCTGGGGCTGCGGATTGGGGCATCGGGGCTTCCCTTTCTTGCGAACAGCCTTCCGCAGCGTAAGCTGCGCACAGGGGGAACGGGGGAGACTTCCCCCGCTATGAGTGACGGATAACAGAAAAATAAAATAAAAAGGGATATGATGTGCGCCCTGTGACTTCCTTGCGCTGTTTGCGCCCTTGTCGGCGGTAACACGAGGAACGGTGCGAACTGTGACGCTTGCTATGTCAACCTGAACAATACCGCTGGGAATGCGAATTGGAA